AACAAAGCAAGTTGTTGTACTATCAAGAATGAAGTTATACAAACTCCAATAATAAAAAACCATCGACATATTTTTGATGTGGTCGTAATCAAACGCACACAAAGCGCGGTGTCGACGCGCCAGTGGAGCTCAGAGCTCAATCGCTAAATTGTGTTAATGTGCATAATGTCCGCGATTGAAATTAGACATTTGTGCAAACCTACTCACAGCACGAACAGCACTATCTATAACATTTGAGGCATGTGAACGCAACCGCGAACCGAGGCTACCATTTTAAATAGAATCAGGGTTGTGGGTTTCGATTATATCACGTAAAACGTTCACATCAGCGCTTCTAGTGATTTAAGCATCAGCGGGGGCAAATGGCTTCTAGACCATAGTAGGAATGTATTCAAATGTCTCTTTGTATTCGAATTACCAGGTTTCACCACTAGCTAAACCGTCAAATCGTATATACATAGGGTTACGAAATAACATATCTTGAGCTAAGTTAGTGTTCCCGCTACTAGCAGCCATAAATTACATATCCAAGTCATCAAGTGGTAGCCAATTGAATTCCAATTTGCCGCTAAATTAATCAGCCACGAGTGAAACCTCATATGAGTTGCTCAGTTATAAAATTTACGATTAGGTGGGGAATGCATTCACGATTGTGCTAAGTGCAGTACCAGAAGACCATTAACGACCAAAGTCGGAACCACAGGTGTATATTCCAGCTCGAACGTTATCGTTAGCGAGTGGGTAGAATCTAAAACCGGCACGCAAAAGTCGTGCACTAGTCCAAATGCCAGTGCCTGTGTCTACACTACCAGTATTTGACATAAAGCTGGTATAAGTGCTAGCCACAGATGACGTGCCCATGGTTGTGTTGTTAAGCACAATCCAGTTGAAGAGACCAGCAGATGGTGCAGTACCATTGTGTGTGAAATTTTGTGGAAAAGCTATCACATATATTGTGCCTGCAGTGTCTGCGGCAACTTTTTACGTAGTTATTTTCTCCGCTATACTTGTGTTTCTTGCAAAAGAACTAGGTCCTTTGATGGGTGCGCAATCATGAGGAGAGAGCACACTCTTCACATATGGAGGGACACGCATAAGCTGACTTGTGCGGTTTTATTTTTTCTTAGGCATGACGGTCTTTGTTTTTTTAACAACTTTGTTAGGTCTTTGATTTTTTTGCTAATTTTTTGTAACGCGTTTCTAGCTTGCGTTGTTATTTTTCTTAATATTGTCAAGTGGGATCCCGGAATCAGGTCTGTCGACCATGTAACGAATATACTCGGATTCGTGTTCTTTTTACATAAAAAGCCGGAAAAATTTGCTTTCATAATCTTTTTCGGAAAGAGATAACGTGGTTGGTACCAGGTTAACAAAACCACTGCTAGCAAACTCTGAAAGTAGTTTGGGGCTAGGTGCGTTTAATGCTAGTGTGTCACTCAGCAGTGCTACACCCGGATACAATTTTGTGTGGGGCATGCATCCAACAATGAGCCCTGTGTTTTCGAAATTAGTACTTTACAAGTATGGGGCCATTATGCCACATCCAACAATCTCGTCTAAGTACATATCTCTGTTTGGATCAGCCGTAATGAATTTGTAATAAGCGTTACGGAGTTCGTGCTGGTATAGCTATTGAATGGCAACTGGGTCAGTTATTCTGTGGTTAACATGCATTTAATCTTGGTAAGTATTGAATGCATCTTTGTTCTTAAAAGAACCCTCTCTGAAGTTAACCTTACAAAAAGGTTTAAGAATTGAGGCCCATGAAAACCAAGAATAAGCACGAGCATTTTTGTGATCTTGTACAGTTATTTTGTTGGTCTTCATATAACCACCGCTAAATAATGCGCGGTAAGGTTTGCGAGCGAACGATATGCCAAGCCAAGAAGCAACACCAGCTTTTGAGAGGAAATCGATATAAAGTGGATCAACACTGAGTTTCTTACAAACTTAACCCAGTGCCCCTTATCCTTGCTCACGAATGTATACTCGCTCGTATAGACGACGTGTGACGTCAGCAACGTTGCTCTTGTCAGTAGTGACAAGAGCATCGTCACCAGATGCAAACACTCTATGCTCATAACCACAGCCATGCATTGCATACTCAAGATACATAAGAACCCTTAATGTGTTGCCAAAGGTAGTACGGGTTGCGTGCCCTGAAAAAACGGTACCGTTCACCTTCCCTTTTTCTATAATCCTGCCTTTGTGTCTCAGAATATAGGGTGTTTTTAACATAGTAAGATTATAGAGTAGTTATTCTTTTATAGGATCGTTTAATGCCATACCCCCTTACTCCATCTTGTATATTATATCCATAAATAAGTTGCGTATCATCCTATTATCACAACTCTCGATAAGTGAACTATATTATGCACTGTCATGGCCGGAAGTGTCACCAGCTATAAACCAATGATTTGTCGGAATCAGACCATTACCTTTCTGGAAATAATCTTGTAGATCTGAACTGTTCAAACCATGTATCATGCCAGTGTGAGCTGTTTTAAAACAGTCAATTAATATTTAATTGAAAAAACCAGATACAAAGTTCAGCGTTTCATCTTGTTCCCAAATAGCACGTGGGCGTCCGCTTGTTTTGTAACCACGATCAAAGAGTGACACTTCTTTCTACTTAGTGTGTAGAGTCATAACACTCCCTAACTTAAGGGTGCGATATAACTTACGCAGTCCGCGTTTGTATTTCTCTTGTTTGTCAGCGTCGAACTTGGTTAAAAACTTCTCTGCATCCCAGTTATGTGTATTTAAATGTTTGCGCGCAATCTCGGATAGTTCATCAACCCTGCGATGAGCAAAATCGCGAAAGTCTCTGAGTGTCTGTGGATCGGGTGAACTACGCCCACCTCCATGTCTGCCATGTGCCGCATAGAACAAGTTGACAATACAGTTCCCAAAAGTGTAACTCTCAACCTTGTTGCCATCAATATACATAAGTGGTCCTGTTTTTTGCCATCTGACGGTTTAATACAAGTTGTCTTTGTTGCATGAACAATTTCTCAGTAAATCAACAATCATTCTATTGTCTCTCGGAAAATATGTGGTGGTAACGTTCATGCAAGTTCTCCCAGGTTGAAGAACGTCTTGTTCAAATCGCACGGACTATACGTGTAATTAGTGAAAATCACAAATGTCATTACTCTTACTAGACAATATTTACAATGCATAACTATTCATTTAGTCGCGCTCAAAAGAATTCGGTATAGGAAGACTGTCGAATTCGTGTTGGTCTGGTCGTTTATTAGAAATGTCCATGTTCACTTATTTAAAGTTTGAACGGGGAGCTGGCTTAAACAAATTACCATTTATAATAGTGTCCTATAAACCCCTTCTATAGTCCGCCATTTCCTGTTGTTGTTGACGTTTACCAAGACCGTGGATTTCAGCAAGATTGACAGCCTTGTCCTTTAATAGTGTAGCTCGTTCAATTGCAAGCGCCATTGCCTACTACCTTGTGAGTCTAATAAAGTCAGCATTCTCTGACGTGCAAAGACTTGAAACGACAGTTCTCATGAACATTCTTGCCTGAATCTCCCAATCTTCAAGAATACAACGAAGGTTCAAATTTGCCCATTTACCAGTAGATTGGCCTGTCACGATTGTACTAAGAGAACGCCACGTTGATCCGATTATTTTTGCGACTAAATTTTTTACGATGGCACGTTGCTTGTAAACCAGTATCGCTCCACAACCAACTACCAGATATGTGAGCCAGCCACTTTTTGAAGAGGGTCTCTTCCTCTTGCCACTTCCCTGGATCACGTCAAGGCATAACACCACGCCCTTTCTGTGTGTAGTCTTATACAAAGTTGAAAAGAGATTGTATCTAATCTCACATGTTTTTATCAACAAAAGCATAAATGCCATGATTAATTATGGATATTACCATCCACCTTAACGTTCGACTCTCATGCTGTACAATACCAAAGCAGTTGCACTTATCTTAAATAGGTGTAGATTTGGTACATACACTTCTATCTCAGGTGGGTCAGTTTTGTTTTCAAGGTCAGCAACGTTGATTGCTTTAAGCAATTTGGTATTTTCAAGTGTGCGTAAGTCAACAACCATTTTTGCAACAATAATTCTTTGTTAGTTTTCCCAAGTTATTGACACTCCTCTGTTGTTTTTCTACACGCCTTCAGTCTACAACAAGTTCCAAGACATAGCATTAGTAAATTCATTTCTTTTAGCAATTACAGTCCCCTTGGCGTTTTATTGAGTTGGTATCAATTAAGTTGAAAGGTAGTCACAATCATGTCTTAAAACCAGTTGTTGGTTAGTGAGTTTATCCGAAAAGCGTCCAACTCTACCAGGACCGAATTAGTAATGATTCTGGGCTGCATACTTGCATTTGTGGCCAAAACCGAGATAGTCTTAAACCATAACAACATCTTTACAAAAATTGCAACCTACATCGTACAACACTTGTTAGTTGTCCTATACTATCTCGCCCCAGGGAGCAGCGGTCTCGTTGGCTATTGCCTCACGAACTTCAACCTGAACCACGCTCATGTTGAAGCCAACTATGTAGCGTTGACGTTCAAAGACAATGTTGTTATCAGCGCTGACAAAACGCTTACTAGCACAGAGACTATCCCAGTTGATTTTTCTTTAAAAAGTGCTATATATGTCGGGTGAACAAATACGCATAGAAACGTGGTGACATTCTGCAGAACCAGGTGATGTTTAACCGGGTAATCGCACGCTAACCATTTATCTTGTGTCAGAATGGTCAAAGTAATAAGTTGCTGTGACATCAGGGACTGCGAGAAAAACATATATACTTCCCCTCCTAGGAACTATGAATTCTTGTATCCAAATTGGATTGCGCCCATCAATAGGTTGCATCAGCAGTTTTATAGCATTGTCCAGCATCGGATTTGCACTGGGGAGAACCATCTACTCTCTTGTTAAGTCAAATGGGTGTTCAATATTTTATGGCAGTCGAAAGTAGAAATTGTTGTCATAGTCGATACTGTGGTTATGGCTCAGTACTTCTTAAAGGCTATGTTGGTAAGAACTCTCATCTGGTGTATTGTTTCTTTAAGCCATGACTGCTTGTTCCATTACTTGGTTGAGAGACTCGTTGGATTGGGACCGATCGGCTGTTCCTGAGTTAGAAATTGTTGGATGCCACAAACTGATGTCAACACTAGTGCCTGAAACGTGTAGGTCTTCAGGTAGTGGATCTGGGATGGAATTTGACTAACTATTATCCGCCAAATTGTTTTGGCCAGGGTTTCGATGGGTGATATTAACTGCATTACCTAGTGCGTTCACGTTATTAATGATTTGTGTGACTTCAACAAATTCATTTATCCCAACTCCGTACATTACTTGATTATGGTGAGCAAAAAAATTAACATTTACAATGCGTGTTTCACCCTCGTCGTAACCTAATTATTGTTGTTCATTGTGTGGCCCTTATAAAACAGTGGGATTAGTGTTGAATGATGAATTGTTAATAATTTCGGGTTCGAGCAAAGGCCCAGCGTTAAGCAGAGGGATCTAAATCATGGACAATTCTTAGTCAATGTCATGAGGAACAACTATTGTTTCAAGAGAGACTATTGGTTCAGCTACAACAGAACACTTGAAGGGGGAGTGTTATTGTTGTGCTTGGGGTGCATCTACATCAACTGTAGGCAACACTTGTGTTGCTATGTTTCCAACTAACGATATAGGTGTGTCTTTGTTGTACTTCTCTTTCGGAAGTTCATGAATGTATTCATTGTCAGGTTTAACATACTTCACCTTTATCATCTAATTTGAGTCATTCTTGCCATTCTTCTTGTTTTTTTCTTTTGGAATCTGCTCAACAACACTGTATGAATCAGTGTATTCAGACTGAGTCTCTATTTCGTTAAAGGAAGGTGCAAAGTAATCGAAGTGTCCTGCTAGATCATCCCAATTACCATCTTACCCTACCAATCGAGTTGCACGTGAGAAATGACTGTTAGGAACACAGTTGTGATTATAACCATCATTGTAAAAAACATAATGATTTTCATATTTGCGGGAAAAATCTTACAATACAATCCCTTAGAAATTAGGACAATAATTATATGAATCCCTTTGATTGTCCAATCCCTTTGGAACAGTGTAAACACAGAACGGTATCAATAAGCCCAGGCAGATGCATTACATAACAGCCCCGTTCATCCTTTTATAGTCCATCCATTGATTAACAGCTTGTGAACCCGACGTCATTGATTTTAATAACTCGTACTGGTTAGGATACAACTTAAGACAATTCTCAAGGATGATTGTTCTGTTGCGTGTAACTTCATACCTAACATAGGTTTCAATATCAGAGAACGATAGGGGCTCCATGTCTTCTTTTGGTTTGTACTAACATGCAGCGTAGAGCGCAATAATGCTACAGCATTCAGGTGGGTACTGGTCGAAATCAACGTCAATATAACCCAGCTTTGAGCCTCTTCTTTTATAATAACAGAGTTTACCATCATTGTTCAGGTGCGCTGCTTTCTTCTCAGTCTGTTTCTTGGCACGATCATTTTAGATCTTTTTCCCATCAACATCCTTGTCGTCATCAATTTTTTTGTCACTCGGGTCGTTATTCTGTCTGTACCTATCACGTTGCCTCACAACCTTATTGTTACTAGTTCCGTTCTTGTTGACGTTTACTCGAAACCTGGAATTACGACCGCTCGCAGTTAACTGTTACATTTTGTTACGTATTTTTTTCCCGATTAACATGTTATCATAACCGACCATTGTCTTCAAAACATGTTATATTGATAACTTGTCCCTGCTTTCGAGTGATCTTAAAAAACGTCTATATTCATCTTGTTCAATATACCCTGTCATGTCCATCTTGAAAACGCGATCCATATTAAGGATACGATTCATGAGATGACGATTCTCATCTATTGATCTTTCAATAGATAAAAACATCTTGCTATACCTGCGTTTTATGTTTATTGTTATCGAATTGATTGCGCGTAGTTGTTTGGAGGAGGGAAAAACTCCATTGAATACTATTTTAGTCTCAGCATCAATCTACTGCTACATTTTGTGTTGTAATCTTACGGTTGCCCTGTTTGCTTAATGCAAGGTTGCTTGATGCACATATTCTTTCAAATATCTGAATTGTTGAGCGACAAAATTACGTAGGCGAAAAACGCCAACAAATGGGTCGTTATAGTTAGGGCACACCTTCATAAAGTGTTCAATGTTCTTGTAACGATCATCAAATTTTACGTCTCTAGCGGCAAAAAACTTGAACACATATGGCAGGACAACGTTACCTAGCTTATTACCGCTTTGGATTTAATTTACGACATATTCAGGATGTTTCAGCACCAAAAGCTGCAATGCTAATTCAGTCTGCTTCACATCATATGTTTCACTAGCAAATTTTATTATGTCATTGGCATTGTCCTCAATGAGG